GAGTCCACTCGATATTCGGTCTGTGAGAAGACCGACACCGCCATTCAGAACATCATTGACGAGATCGTTGGGCAGTACCTGTCAACGCTCTACAAGCTTAAATTTCTTGCGTAAGGACGCGCCATGGGACTGAAATCCACCACTGTTTGCCTGGGCTACCAACAGATCACGTCGCTGTCTTCGTCCACGGCGCTGACAGTGCCGTCTGGCGCAACGCTGGCAGTCATCGTGCCCGAATCTCAGTCTGTGCGCTGGCGCGACGATGGTGTTGCCCCCACGGCGTCTGTCGGCATGCCGCTAACTTCGCCGATCACGCTGTCTTACGACGGTGACTTGACTCGCATTCGTTTCATCCAGCAAGCCGCCAGCGCAACAATCAACGTAAGCTACTACGCATGATTTCAACGTTCACAACGCCGTCGTTTGTTAACCGGGTCAAGGAATCTTGGCAGGCCGGATACGGCGTTACGCAAAGCAATCCTGTTAGTGGGGGGCCGTTCACGCAAGCCGGCTTTACATTGGACATGAATTTTGCAGCAGTGCCGCAACAAAATTCTATTTGGGTTGCAGACCAAGGACTTACCACTAAAACGTTTAGCGACATTATTACGTTTACTCGGGCTAGTGCAGGCTCTTATGTAAACAGTGCAGGGGATGTCGCATACGAAAATTATGACGATGTGCCTCGTTTCAGCTACAACCCTGTAACACTAGCTCCTTTAGGGTTTTTGATAGAAGAGCAACGTACAAACGTTATTGGAGATCCATTTACTTCCGGCGAATGGAATCTTACAACTTGTACTCTGGATTCCTATGCTGGTGTTACTAGCCCTGCCGCAGATAGCTTCTCCTACGGTATGGCATCCACTGGTGGAGCAGGAACAACCCCTGTAATTTTTAATGATTTTGTTAAAGCTGCTAGTGCTATAACATACACAGCGAGCATGTGGGTTAAAGGCAATACGTCATCGTTTTCTTTTACCTTGGATGACGGCACGGCAACCAATCGCGGAAGATCAATTTTTAACCTTGTTGCCGGCACATTAACAAGTGCTGTTAATGACGGCACCTTTACTAATACGTCCGCCACCATATCCGCATATAAAAACTCTTGGTATAGAATTACAATTACAACAACTACCAATACAACCACCACTGTTCGTTTACGTTTTTTCTTTACTGCGGACGGCGCGGCTACCCCTATAGTTTATTTGTACGCCCCGCAATTGGAAACAGGCGCATTTGCTACCAGCTACATCAATACTGCTCCGACTAACGCCCCGACTACCCGCGCAGCAGACGTGGGGAGGATTAACACGCTTAGTCCTTGGTTCAATAACGCAGCAGGGACACTATACGCGGAATACAATATTCCATATACACCGGGCGCAACACAAAACGTAGAAATTGCTTCCCTTGTAGGTGCCACTGGAGTTACTTCAAATGGTATCGCTTTTTACGTTAACGGGCCGTCTGGAAAAAAAGGTTCTACTAATGCATGGGTTTCTGGAGTATCAGCAGGGCGTATAGATACAACAGCAACTTTTGTTGCAGGCGCAAATGTTAAATATGCTGCCGCTTACGCAACAAGTGACAGGGCGGTCACTGCTAGTGGTGTGGCACCAACAACATCGGCAACGGTGTATACACCGCCTACAATTAGCTACGTTTCTTTAGGTAGCACCCAATTAGGTTATCTTAGCGGCTACCTACAACGCATCACTTACTACCCTCGTCGCGTAACCAACACTGAACTTCAAACTTTGACTGCTTGACATGTACTACGATCTGAACCTCAAGTTTAAAGACGAAACAGAGGCTGACGCGGTATTGTTTACCGAGCAGCCCGGTGTTGAAGATGGTGAAATTTGCAAGGTGCCCAAGTACGCAGCCATTGATGTCATTGGTGCCATCTACAAGCCCACGGGCAAGATGCTGAAGACTGATGAAGGCAACATGCCTGAAATGGCTCCGGTTGGAGGCTGGCATGTCAACGTGAGGCATACTGACGAAATGCCTGAGCTTGAGACTTGGGTGGTGACGCCTAAGACGCCCAGCCGCGTTTGGGCGTAAACTTAACGTACTGGCCCGTTGACCAGGGAATCTCAGGATTCATTGAATGCTTGACGAAGTTGAAGTAGTAGCGGACCAGACCCCCGCGCCTGACCAGGTGGCTACGGCAGCGCCTGCACCAGAAGATCAAACGCCGGAAGTAGCCGACGAAGCGCCCTCAGGAAAACTGTTCACGCAGGAAGAACTGAACGCTGAATTCGGCAAGCGCCTCGCACGCGAGCGCCGCAAGATGGAGCGAGAGTTTGCTGCAAAGCAAGCCGAAGCGTTCAAGCCACCCGTAACGGACGATCCGCACACGCCAGAGGCCCAGGCCGAGGCATCGGTCTATCAAAAGGCCGAGCAGTTGCTCCGTGAACGAGAGGCCCAGCGCCAGCAGGCAGAGACTCTTGAGAGCTACCGCGACAAGGAAGAAGAAGCACGGGACAAGTACGATGACTTTGAACAAGTCGCGTACAACCCCAACCTTCGGATCACTGACGTGATGGCTCAGACGATCCACGCATCTGAAATCGGCCCGGATGTGGCTTATTTCTTGGGGGCGAACCCCAAAGAGGCGGATCGCATCTCTAGGTTGCAGCCTTTCATGCAGGCGAGGGAAATCGGGAAACTTGAAGCCAAATTGGCTGATAATCCCGTCGTTAAGAAAACGACTAGCGCACCGCCTCCGCTTGTGCCAGTCAATGCGCGTTCTTCTGGTGCGCGGAGCTTTGACACTACCGATCCTCGGTCCATCAAGACCATGAGCGCAAGCGAGTGGATTGAGGCTGATCGAGCTAGGCAGATGAAGAAGCTCGGCAACCGCTAAACCAACTTTGAAAGGAAATTTGCCGTGGCAAATAGCATTCTGACCATTGACATGATCACCAGGAAAGCCCTGGAGATCCTTGAAAACAACCTGGTGTTGACCCGCAACATCAACCGCCAATACGACGACTCGTTCGCCGTTGAAGGAGCCAAGATCGGCTCGACCCTGCGGATTCGTCTGCCCGACCGCGCTCTGGTGACCGACGGTGCCGCTCTGCAAGTGCAGGACGACAACGAGCAGTTCACCACCCTGACGGTCGCTTCGCAGAAGCACATCGGCGTGAACTTCACCAGCGCCGAACTGACGATGCAGTTGGACGACTTCGCAGACCGCGTGCTGAAGCCTCGTATCAGCCAGCTGGCCGCCAGCATTGATGCCGATGTGGCCAACGCCTACAAGACCATCGGCAACACGGTCGGCACCCCGGGCACCACTCCGGCCACCTCGCTGGTTCTGCTGCAGGCCCAGCAAAAGCTGAACGAGAACGCCGCTGTGATGTCGCCGCGGTATGCCACCGTCAACCCGGCTGCAAACGCCGGCCTGGTGGAAGGCATGAAGGGTCTGTTCAATCCGACGGACACCATCAGCAAGCAGTTCAAGAACGGCATGATGGGCACGGGCGTGCTTGGTTTTGACGAAATCAACATGAGCCAGTCAATCAAGCAGTTCACCACTGGCTCGCGCACCGCTACCGGCGGCACGACCTCGGCGGCAATCACGACTGAAGGCACGTCCACCATCGCCATCACTGGCGCTGGCAACGCTGGTACCGTCAAGGCTGGCGATGTGTTCACCGTGGCTGACTGTTTTGCGGTCAACCCGCAGACCCGTGAGTCCACCGGCTCGCTGTTCCAGTTCGTCGCGCTGGCCGATGTCACGCTGAACGCTTCTGGTGCTGGTAGCATCACCGTGGCTCCGATCTACTCGGCTGCCCACGCTCTGGCCACCGTCAACACCCTGCCTGGTAACAGCAAGGCTGTGGTCTTTGTGGGCACCGCTTCGACGCAGTACCCGCAGAACCTGGTCTACCATAAGGACGCCATCACGTTTGCCACCGCCGACCTCCTGCTGCCGCAAGGTGTTGACATGGCTGCCCGTGCCGTCCACAACGGCATCAGCCTGCGCGTTGTTCGTCAGTACGACATCAACAACGACCGCATGCCCTGCCGTATTGACGTCTTGTACGGCTTCAGCACCATCCGTCCGCAGATGGCTTGCCGCGTCTGGGGTTAAATCTTTAATTTCTAGGAGAAACATCATGGCATTTCCTAATGGTGCAGGTGGCTATCAAGTTGGTGATGGCAATCTTGGCGAAGTTATCATCGGCTACGGCGCCGCTCCCCTGTCGGTTACCGCTACCGCCACGTTGACTGCGGCTCAAGTCACCGCAGGCATGCTGCTGGTGGGTTCGGGCGCAACTGCTGCCCAAACCTACACGCTGCCTGCC